TAACATATGAACAAGATAAACAAGTAATAGAAGACATTATTCAAAATTGTTAATATGAAAGAAAATGTAAAAAAGATTGGCTTTTTTAAATTAGGTAAAGCCATTAAGTTTAATGAAAACAGTTGGAGTGCAATCGGTGGAGATTGTGAACCTAAGCAATTAATTTGTTCAATTGCAAACAGAAATCCTAATATTGAATATTGGCTATTAAGCCCTAATGATTTAGGAAAGTTTAGGGCAAAACAAAAACCAAAAGTAAATTCTTTATTTGGTCCACCGCAAACGGATGAACCTACTGTGCCTAACAATATTAAGGAATTTCACTCTACTATGAAAGAGAGAAAGTCTACCGATGAAACTGTTGAAATTATTCAAGGTTTAGATTTGGATTACATTTTCTTTTATACTGGGCCGACTAGTACTGTTAATATTCCAGAATATATTAACAAGAAAGATGGTACTGGTCAAGTTAAATCATTAGACTTCTTTAAGTACTATGCAGCTCCAATTATTAAAGCAATGAATGAACTGGAAAAGAAAGTTCCTATTGTCGGATTACTTGTAGATAACCGATATATTCTTGCATGTAAAGATTGGGGAATTAATAATAGACCTACTTATTATTTAGCACAAAATACATTTACTAAAGAAGAAGAATATTTTTGCAATCCTCCACTCCGAGATACTGCAAAGATAACATCAACTTATGAATATTCTGGTATTGAAACGGTATTTCTTTTAGATAAGAAAAGATATAACACAGATGAATTGTTTGAAATGAAAAAGACAAATTCATTTATGATGCTACAAAATCAAGGTAAAGGATCAGGCGGAATGGACCGATGGGATCCAGTAAAAGAGTATATCGTTGATCAAGATATTGAAACTGATATTTACGGAAAATGGGATGATGAGATTAAAGAAAAATATCCTAAATGGTTTAAAGGTGAAACAAGAATTGAAACAATGACCGATGAATTACTTAGTACCAAATATACATTCTGCGTTCCTATTAAAGAAGGTATGGTCACTTCTAAATATGCAGAAATGTTACATTATGGTATAATACCTTTCTTACACCCATCTTACGATACTGACTTTAATGTGTTTCCTGAAGGTCACTTTATTAGATGTAAATCACCAGAAGATTTAAAAAAGAAGATTGAATTCTTAAATGCAAACCCAGAGCATTATAAGAAATTATTCTATAACCTCCAAGAAAAGTATCTTAAAGATTCTTATTATACTGGAGAACATGTAGATAACAAAATCTGGGAAGCTTATGAACGTGTAACAAAAACTGAAACTGTAAATGTATAATTCTGAAACAAAAATCCTGGTCACCGGTGGAGCTGGGTTCGTTGGAACAAATTTTATCAACGATTTATTAAATAGAGGTCATAATCCTAAATGTATTGCTGTTATTGATAATATGGAACATGGTACATATATACCTAAAGTTCATGACCAAATTGAAAATTTTCATAAAGTAGATATTAGAAATCAATATGTGGAAAACATTATAGAGGAATTTAAACCTGATTATGTTTATCATTTTGCTGGTCTTGTTTCTATTTATGACTGTAATGAAGATCCATATGAAGCAGTAGATAATAATATATTAGGAAGTATTAATGTAATGAATGGGTGCTTAAAGGCTGATGTAAAAAGAATCATCTTTAGTGAAACTTCTGCCGTATATGAAAACTGTGAAATGCCAGATGAAGGCTTTAGTGAAACTCAATCAGATCCAACTACTGTATACTCTACTACTAAAGCATGTCTTGCATTATTAGCAGAATCATATCAAAGAACTAAAGGATTAAATTATACTGCACTAAGATACTTTAATGTAGCTGGGCCTTTACAAGATTATAATAGAACCATCCCACCAGTATTTGCAGGATTTATCTTAAGAATTAAAGGCGGTCATAATCCTATTGTATTTGGTGACTATATGAAAGCAAGAGATTACATTGATGTATCTGATGTTAATGCATTCCATATTCTTTGTATGGAAAATGAGGATACTGCAAACCAAACATTTAATTTAGGAACAGGTAAAATGACTAACTTAATGGAACTTAAAAATATGATTGGTGATATTATGGGTGTTGGTGAAATACCTTTTGATCATTATGATCCGATTGCAGGTGAAGCATTAAATATTCGTGGAGATATTTCCAAGGCTAAATCAATGGGATGGGAACCTAAAAAAGATATTAAAGATACTATAAAAGAAACTATAGTATATCTTGAAAATGAAATCAGTGAAGGTACAATTGATCCTTTAACATTTATGGAGGATCTAGAAATTGAAAAAGTAAAAATTTAATATGGGAAAAGAATTAAAATGGGGTACTATAATTCCACTAATTGGTGGTAGTGCTATAGGATGTAAAAAATCTGCAGGTAATGAACCGGCATTTCATTTAAGTTATGATGCATTTGCTGCAAACGAAAGTCATATTGAAAAATATTGGCCGGATGTACCAATGTACAGATTAGATCATGAAGATTTAGATATACCTAAACAAACTTTTAATGAAGTTGATTATGTAAATTCAGTTTGCCCTTGTGCAGGTTTATCACAATTAAATTCTGCAAAAGGTACTGCTGCATCAAGAGGATCTGGTGCTACTCAAAATCAATGGATGTATAATTCCTCAGAGTATATTTTAGAACATGTTAAGCCTAAAGTTCTTTGGGGTGAAAATGCCCCAGGTCTTTTTACTAAAATGGGAGAAGGTGTTGTTGATAGGTTAAAAGAAATAGGCCAGAAATACGGATATAGTTTTTCTCTTATTAAAACAAATACTGAACTTCATGGAATTCCTCAGAGAAGAATGAGAACCTTTTACTTCTTTTGGAATACACCAACAGTTCCAATGTTAAATTGGAAATTTAGAGAAAAGAAAAATCTTATTGATTATTTAAAAGAAATTCCTGAAGATGCTACACAACAAGATATGTTTATGGTAGAAGGAAAGGTTACTGATCACTTTAAGCCTTATGAATATGTTTTAGAAAAAGAAGGATTAACTCATGCTGAGTTTGCTGCAAAATTTAAAAAAGGAACCATTGCACAATATTTAGAAAATAACGATCTGATTGATGACTGTATTAAATGGTTAGAAAAACATTATCCTAAAAGAGGTTTTTCAAATAAAAAATCTACAAAGACTTTTATTGATATGTTAGAGCATCAACAATATAAAACAAGCCAAGGATTAGGTTATTGGGATGCATCTCCACATTTCTTCCATGATTCTTTTTCTGCTCTTATTGGTAGAAATATGTTTAATGGTGTTCACCCAATTGAAAACCGTTATCTAAATGTAAGAGAAATGATGCACTTAATGGGTTTACCTTTAGATTTTAAAATTGAATCTTCTCGCCAAGTTAATCACATTGCACAAAATGTACCAGTTACCACTGCGATGGATATGGCTAATGAAGTTAAAAAATTCTGTGAAGGAAATGCCAAGATGACAAATTACACTTTCTTAAAACAGGATAACACAAATCAAAAAGTTATAGCATCTGAAGAATTAGGTGCTAAACCAAAAAAGAAGTATAAAGTAAAAAGTATAATTTAATTATGAAAGATAAAGCTTTAGCAATAGGCGTATCCAGTCTAGAGTTTACAAATATCTTATGTAGTTATTATCCTAAAGGGATAAAGGAGAAGTTTGATATTTACCTATTTGTGGATGATACTAAAATAGATTTAGATAAACTTGCTGGTATTTTTAAAGAGCACGATTTAGATATATTTAAAAATGCTCAAATTATTATTCTTAATGATCTTTATGATTACTATATTAAGAAACATGGCTATGAAGGTAAGTCAAAAGAATTTTTATTAAGTCATGGATGTCTATTTAAAATCTTAATGCCTATATACCTAAAAGAAAAATTTGGAGTAAAGAGAACATTAGTATCTGATGATGATGTATTTATCTTAAATGACTTAAGTTACATGTGGGATGAGTACGAAGAGTTCGGTATTAAAAAAGAAAATCTATTTTACATTAGAAATAAAGATAAGTATGATGTAATGGATGCGTTTAATGAAATCTTTGAAACTGATTTTACATTAGAGCAAATGAATGGCCTTTCTATTAATGCCGGTAATATCATATATGGCGAGGATCCTAAATTAGAATATTACTTTGAAAGATTTATGAAGCACCCATTCATCCATCACCAATATTTCAATTTTACAGGATATACAAGTTGGACAGTAGAACAGAGATTCCATCATTTTAACATTCATAGGTATTTAGCCGAAGGTAGAAAGGTTAAATTTACTGATAGTAAAGACTTAAGGCTAATGCAAAATAGAGATAAGATGATGAAGGCTGGTACTCCACCTGACAAATACCTTAAGGTTGTTGTGCCATCTATTATTCATTATGCAATAGGTGTAAAAAAGCCTTTATGGTTAAATGATTTTTTACCAGGGTTAGAATGGAGATATGGTTTTAAGTATGAAGCTAAATATGAACTTAAGAATATTCTTTATGATAAAAATTGGTCTCCACCTTCATTTAAAAGCATACAGAAAAATGGATTTATTTTAAAGAAAGAATTAAAAACTAAGTCTGTATTCTAGCTTAAACTAAGTAACAATAATCAATATAATAATAAACAAATAAATTTTTAAATGGAAACAACTATTAACAAAATTGACGGTTATGAATTAAGTTCATTCGTTCGCAAATTACTTCCAATTGACAAATTCATCTTTATGAAAATCGCAAAAGAAGGTACGGTATCTTCTGTGTATTTTCCTGAGAGAGATGCCGTAAAATTGGTTAACACACCAACTTCTGATATTTTTGATGCTGATATTAAAGAACCGGTAAAGGTTAGTTTTTATAACGGTACTAAAGTTATTGACGCATTAAGCCATTTTAATGGTGATGTAAAAGGTAGAATTAAGTATACCGAATATGATGGTGAATTAATGGCAAGTGATTTTATTTTAGAAAATGAAGATCTTCAGATTAATTTGGCATGTACAGATCCATCATTATCATTTATGGAAATGAGCAAAGAAGAAACAGATAGAGCATTTGGTGTTGATTCTAAAATGTTTGATTTTGATTTACTTACTACTCATGTGGATAAAATGAAATCATTATTTAACCTTGATAAAGATGAGGATATTTTTACTCTTTACATTGGTGAAAAAGGAATTAATATTAAAGGTACTTCTTATGATGCTACACTTTGTCACTCTTATGATTCAAATGTTGAAAAAGGAGCAAAGGTTGTAATTTATAAGAAATATATTAATCTTTTAGATAAAGAAAATTACAAGGTAAGTGTATGTGAAAATAAAGTGGTTTTTAGATCATTAGATACAAACACTCATCTTACTGTGGCTGTTGCCATTACTGACGAGGATTAATAAATCACTCCAATATAATAAAGGGCATCAGAAACGGTGCCCTTTAAACCTTTTCTAATCTTACCGTATAAAAATAAAAATGACTGAGGAATTACAGAACATAAAAGAAGAAGCATCTAAGTATTATAATTATGAACAGGCTGTTAAGTTAATGCTTAACTCTATCTATGGTGCATTCGGTAATCCTTATTTTTATTTCTTTAATGTTGATATAGCAGAAACCATTACACTCCAAGGTAAGGATGCTATTTTATATACTGAACAACTTATTAACAAATATTTTAAAGAATTTTGGCATAGAGATATACCAGCTCATACTGAAATGGGTATAACTGTTACAGGTAAGATTGAAAAACCTGTAGGTATTTATATTGATACGGATTCAGTTTATGTTAAATTTGATGAGGTTATTAAAAAGAGTGAAGGGTGGCAAGGTGATGAAAAAGAATTCATACTTAAGCTTTATGAGGTAAGATTAAATGATTACATTGAAAAGATTCTTCAAAAATATGCTGATGATAACAATGCAGAAAACTTTTTATCATTTGAGTTGGAGAGTATTGCTAAAAATGCAATATGGTTAGCCAAGAAAAAGTATATGCAAAATATTGTTTGGAAAGATCCTAATATTCACTATGATGATCTTTCCAAAATCAGTTCAAAAGGTTTTGAAATTATACAATCGTCAACACCTATTTTTGCCAGAGAAAAACTTAAAGAATTATTAACGTATATCTTTTCTGTTAATGAATTAGATATGGGTAAGTTTGCGGCATTACTTAAAGATATTAAAAGGCAATTCAGATTAGCCAATGTAGATCAAATTAGTTTTTCTAGGAAAGTAAATAATTATCAAAAGTATATTGTGAATGATTATGATGCGTTTGAAATTGCATCTAAATGCCCAATAGGCGTAAGGTCTGCTGGTTATCATAATTATCTTTTAAATAACTCAGGTAAGAAAGGTAAATATCAACCATTGGGTAATGGTGAAAAATGCAAAATGTATTTTTCTATGGATAAATCATGTGATGTGTTTGCTTATGCCCCTGGTGATTATCCTTATGAATTTGCACCTAAGATAGATTATGATAGACAATTTGAAAAAACAATACTTGATCCAATTAATCGTGTTGTTACTGCAATGGGCTTTAAAGGATTTAATAGAAATCTAATTTATACAACAAGTCTATTTTAGATTAAAAATAAAAATTAATTATGAAAAACCCGGACGTTATAAATAGAAAAGATTTATCAAACTTATGTAAATTTACATTAGATCATGGTGGAGATATATCTCAAATTAAAATTCCGTTTTCAGAAACTAAAGGTGATGGTTTAACCAATTCTTCTATTTTATGGCATAATGATAAATGGATGCTAAATTTAAGAAGAGTAGGTTATCTTTTATACCACAGTGAAAACTTGCAGAATTTTCCTGCTCCATGGGGGCCTTTGACTTATCTTAACCCGGAAGATGATGTAGTTCTAAGGACTACTAATTATATTTGTGAATTGAATGAAGATTACGAAGTATCTGATTGGGGTAAGGTAAATACAGATTTACTTGATAAAAAACCTTTATGGACTTTTATAGGATTAGAAGATGCAAGGTTACAGAATTGGGATAATGTATTAACACAATCAGGAGTAAGACGAGATACTACTACTAATGGTGAAGGTAGGATGGAATTATCTACTATATCAAAAGTAGGAAATACTAATTATGAAGAATTAGAACGCGTTAGAGTATCACCACCAGACCCACGTACACATGCAGATGGTGGATCTTACTGTGAAAAAAATTGGATGCCTATAAATGATATGCCTTATCACTATGTAAAGTGGGCAAATCCTACTGAGATAGTTAAAATTGATCCCATAGAAGGTACGTCTGAACAAATAAAACTTGTAGAACAACCTCACATCAAAACAAAAAGAGATATGAGAGGTTCGTCCAATGTCATTAAGTATAAAGATCATTGGATTGCTATTATTCATGAAGTAGATTTATGGTTTACCCCTGAGGATAGAAAAGATTCTATATATTATCATAGGATCGTAATGTGGGATAAAGATTGGAATATTAAACACATTAGCCCAGAGTTTGATTTTATGACCGCTAGGATAGAATTTACATGCGGTATGGCATTTGATGGTGAAAAGTTTTTAATTCCTTTCGGTTTTCAGGATAATACTCAATTTATTCTACAAATGCCACCAGATGTAATGGAATATATTATTGGGTTCAGTGATAATAAACCTCAGCCTATTAAAAAATATACTTACTCAAAAAGAAAGGAGTTATATGATTTTATAAATAATCCATTTGATAGTAAAAATGCTTTTAATTTAGCAGAGACCTATTATCAGGAAAATCAATATGCTTCTGCGTTAGGATTATATTTAAGAGCGTGTGAATATACTAAAGATAAAGATGAACAGTATAATGCATATTTTATGGTAAGTAGTTGTGTTGCAGCGAAAGGAGGAAGGGATATTTGTGAGCGGCGAATGTGGCATAGATTAATTGATGCAGATCCTACTAGACCAGAAGGTTACTTAAAGTTATCAAATTTCTATTCATGGAGAGGTGATTATCATGAAGCATATTTTGTATGTTCTCTTGCACTAAGGAGTGTAAGTAGAGGACCGTTAGATATTGGAAAGTTTCAAAAGGCAGAAGGAGCTCAATATGATTTTGAATTACTTAAAGATCTTTGGGGAGGTTCATACGGTAAAATTAAAGAAAAATTGGCAGTCTTACATGAATACCAAACAAGATCTCATAGGCAACCAAATAGATTTGAGATAGGATTAGATAATTGGCTACAAAAAGAATCCAAGAAATATAAATTAATAGACTAAACAAATCTTATTTTTTCTATATAATAATAAAATAAAAACTTAATATGGCAAAAGAATTTTCATTCGCAGATTTAAACAAGGAAATGTCAAAACACTCCACGTATGGAGAAACGTTAGATAAATCTACAATTTCAGAAATTGATCATTATATACCAACAGGTAACTTTCATCTTAATGCATGCTTAACAGGTTCTCTGTTTGGTGGATATCCTAATAATAGGGCAGTTGCATTAGCCGGACCTTCTGGTACGGGTAAAACTTATCTTATCCTTAATGCAATCAAACAGGCACAGCAGCAAGGGTATAGTATTGTATTTTATGATTCTGAAAATGCTGTAGATAAAAGATTAGTAGAAAAATTTGGAATTGATCCAAAGAAATTCAGATATGAGCCATGTAATACCGTACAAGAATTTAGAACCTCGGTAACTGCAATTACCGATGTACTAATTGAACAAAAGTCAAAAGGTATTGCTTTACCTAAAATTATGGTAGTGTTAGATTCTGCAGGTAACTTGGCAACTCAAAAAGAAATTGATGATGCTAAAACAGGCAGCAGTAAGGCTGATATGACAAGAGCCAAACTTCTTAAATCTACCTTCCGAATTATTATGACCCAATTTGGAATTTGTAAAATACCTTTCCTGTTTACAAATCATACTTACCAAACACAAGATCTATTTTCAAGGCAAGTAGGGGGTGGTGGTACTGGTCCTGAGTATGCTGCTTCTATTATCTTATTTTTAGGTAAAGCAAAACTTAAGGAAGGTATAGAACAAACAGGAATCATTGTAACTGCAAAACCAAATAAAAATAGATTTGCTAAACCTACTAACATTAAATTCCACATTTCTTTCAATAAAGGTATGAATCCTTATATTGGTTTAGAAGAATATATTAGTTGGGATACTTGTGGTGTTGAAAGAGGTAGGTTTATAAATGCAAATGCTTTTAATAAATTAACCGATCCAGGAAAGGCTGAGTGTAGAGAGCATACATATGAAAAGGATGGTAAAGAAGTTACTATTTATTTTCAACCAGCAGCAACCGCTAGAAAGATTTGTGTAAAGCACCTTAATGATACAGTTGAACTTAATCAATTATTTACACCCGAAGTTTTAACTGAAGATGTCTTAAAATCTTTAGAGCCTATAGTAGCCGATAAATTTAAATATGGTGAAGAAATAGATGTTGAAAACTTAACCGAAATGTTAGAAGCCGATGTTGAAGAAAAGTCTTAATACTGCGAAACTTAAAGTAAAGCACGTATTAGGAAATCATACAACATTACCAAACTATCCAGACGCTGAGGATATCATATATGAACTAATACGTGATTATTGTGGTAAAGTAGCAAAGGAGATCAAATTCACTAATGTTTCTTTACAAAAAAAATATAGTCTTTCTGATGAAAAGGCTAATTCAATAATTATGCAACTTAGAAATGATAAAATTATTAAAGTATCATTATCTAATTCTGCTTACACTACATATGAAGTAGTCGTAAATCCTTATGAATAAAATAAAGTAATAAAATAATATGTGGTTTTATAATTATAAAAAGAGTATAGTAGAATTAGATACTAATGGGTATTTCATAAGTGATAGAAACTATGCAAAATGGTTATATGCTAACGATGTATATAATGCCGAAGCTGGTATGATTAACAGTATTAAATGTGGAGACTCTCAATATATTGCAAATAAGAGTAAAATATTTTTGGATGTCGGTGCTCATCATGGTATGTGGTCATTTAATTTAGCACCTTTCTTTAAAGAGACATATGCATTTGAACCTAATTCTAAATCATTTAATTATCTTTGTGCAAACATTGCCGTTAAGGATTTACATGACACTGTTAATACTCATAGATTCGGAATAGGAGATAGTAATAATATCTTAACATTTTATAAGAGAACGAGTAAATATGATGGCCAAGGGGGATTGGATGGATTTTTGGATTTGGATGCTGTACAAATAGACGAAGTAAACACCGAAGAGATAGAAGTAAGAACTATAGATAGTTTAAATATAGGTGATGTTGGTTTTATTAAAATAGATGTTGAAGGGTTTGAAGAAAATGTAATTTTAGGTGCCAAGGAAACTATTAAGAAAAGTAACAATCCTCCTATTCTATTTGAAAGCTGGTACCCAGGTAAAGAGCCTTGGGATAATAACACTGTTGTTAAATTAAGAACTAAATTACTCACTACGTTACAAGAATTAGGGTATAATCAATTTACTGAATGGTTACATCATGGTGAAATGATATTGGCAGAAAAAGTAAATAATCAAACTACTTCAATTTACTACAATAAAGATAAGACTAGAAAACAATCGCTATCTTCTTATTTAGATGAATTAAGTACATACATAAACTAAGTATAGTTTTTACTATATAAAAATAAACAAAGATGAATTCCAGTACAGATCACGAAAAAATATTTTTTAATTACTTTCTTAAAAAGCCACATTATTTAAAAAGTACTGGTCCAGGCTTCTTTTCCAATAATGATTTAGATCATATAGCAAAATTATCAAAAAAGTTTTATGTTGATTTTGGTGAAAGTCCTTCAAGAGAACAAATGAAGGCCTTAATAAAAGATGATCCAAATGAAATACCAGATGATATTGTATCTAGCATATATGATATTAATATTAATGAATATGATCAGGATTGGTTAAAGAGAACCGGTGAATCCTGGGTTAAGTGGAAACATTTTGATAAACAGTTAGTAAGAACTATTGAATATGTTAAGACACAAGATGTATCACCTGAAAATGTTGAAGATGTTGTAACTCGTGCAATCGGTATGATCTCTACTGACGGATCTTTAAATTTTGATACCGATGTAGGTTTAGACTTCTTTAACCCTGAGGATCATATCCAAAGAACTTCTAAAAAAATTGAAACAGGATGGACATTCGTTGATAATGTTTCAGGTGGTGGTTATGATACTAAATCTCTTATCGTTTATGCAGGTGAACAGAACATTGGTAAATCTATTTGGTTGGCAAATGATGCTGCTAATTTTGTTAGAATGGGTCATAATGTAGTTTTCATATCGGCAGAAATGTCGGCACAAAAGGTAATAAAAAGGATAGGATCAAATCTATTAGGTATACCAATGCCACAATATGATGAGAAGACTGGTAATAGAGATTATATGAAAAGACGCCTTGAAAAAATATCTCGAGGTTTATTACCACCAGGTAAACTTTTTGTAAAAGAAATGCCAACTTCACAAGGTACAGTTTTAGATATAGAAGCTTACCTAAAGGATTTAGAAGAAGCACAAGATCATAAAGTAAATGTATTAGTTGTTGATTATATTAACATTCTTGCAAATTATAGAAATCCTAATACAGAAAATACTTATATGAAAATTAAACAAATTGCTGAGGATCTTCGTGCCTTAGCGGTTAAGAGAGATATGTTGGTTATTTCTGCAACTCAAATTAATAGAGGTGCATGGGATGCCACTGAAGTAAGAATGGAAAACATTGCAGAATCTGCAGGTCTTGCGCATACAGCAGATGTTATGTATGCTCTTATCCAAGATTCTATGATGCATGCAAATCGTGAGTATTGGTTAAAGGTATTAAAAATTAGAGATGGTCAAGGTAAAGGTACCAGGTGTAGGTTCAATATTGATTACGAGCACATGAGGTTAACTGAAACTGATGATATAAATTAAAATAAAAATATGTGGGGTAAAAAGAAAAAACCAAAATTAGATGAGAATGGCAAACCTATTCAGAAGTCTTTAGCAGATAAAGATAAAATTTTTAATAACACTTATGGTGATCAAGACATAACTGAAAATAAAGTAAACTTTACTGTTGCCGCAACTTATGGGGACAGTATGGATCCTGATGATAAGATGCATTATGATTTACTTATTAAGAAAATTGATAAGATTATTAAAGGGAGTGAATATGAGCATTTAAACGAAGCAACACCAGAAGGTGTTATTAAGAAATTAAATAAAGTACAAATAAATCGAGTATATTCTTTTATTATTGAACATTTAGGTGAAGGCTATACAAGAGTAGATTTATTTAGTGTTATATCAGATTACTTTGATGTATTTCCAAATAAATTTTATAATTCGCTTTCTAACAAATTTAAGGATGAACTTATTAAAGAATTAGATGATAAGTATAATATCCTAGAGAAAAGAAAAATCCGAAAATTATTTTAATATGGCAAGAGTTTGGATGGTTAGTGATTCACACTTAGGTTGTAGATCAAATTCTGTTTTGTGGCTTAATATTATTGAAGATTATTTCTTTAACTTTTTTATACCTTTGGTTAAAAAAGAATATAAGAAAGGTGATGTTCTTTATCACTTAGGAGATGTATTCGATAATAGACAAAGTGTTAATTTAGCTGCACAGGATTTGGCAATCAGAGTATTTGAAGAATTAGGAAAGATATTTCCAGATGTACATATCATTGTAGGTAATCATGATATAATGAGAAAGAATTCAAATGAAATTGCATCTGTTGATTGTTTAAAATATATTCCTAATGTTACGGTGCATAAAGAACCTAAGATTTTACAATACGGAGATACTAAATGTTTACTGATGCCTTGGAGAAGAGATCATAAACATGAAAAGGAAACATTAGATTCAATAAAGGAAAAAATTGATTATATGTTTTGTCATACTGAAACGAGAGGTGTTCAGACTAGTCCAAGTACAAAACATTTACATGAAGGTGGTAATGAAGTAGGTATCTTTAAAAGATTTAAAAGAGTATACTCTGGTCATATTCACTATAGGCAAGATAAACAGAATTTTGTTTTGGTAGGTAATCCTTATCAAATGACTAGATCTGATAGAGGTAATCAAAAAGGTATATACTTATTAGATTTAGAAACTGGAAAGCACCAATTCTTTATGAATAAAAGGAGTCCAGAATTTATAAGGTATTATATTAATGATATCTTGGAGATGCGTATGGATGATATAAAGAATGAAATTAAGGATAATTTTGTAGATGTTTTTATACCTTCAAATGTATTAGGAAAGTATAACATTAATATGTTTATGGATTATCTTGACGGTGTTGCCAGAAAATTAGAGCCAAGAATTTATGATGAGGAAAATCCTTATGATAGAGAAGATGGGGAAATGTCTGATTTTAACGGAGAGCTTAACCTAATGAATATTGCTGCCGAATATATTAATTCTTTGGAATATGAAGAAGATTTAAAGGACAGATTAAAGACATCTGTGCAAGAACTATACAAAAGAACATTATCACCTAACTATGAAGATTAAAAAAGTAGAATTTAAAAACTTTGCAAGTTATGGAAACCGAACTCAGGTAATAGAATTTGATAAAGATAAAAGTGATCTTTATTTAGTTCTTGGTGGAAACGGTGCAGGTAAAAGTACACTTGCTAAAGTAATTACATATTTATGTTATGGTAAAGTTGAAGGATCTACATTAAAAGATTTACCTAACAGAGTAAACGGTGCTCTTTGGGGTAGAATAGAATTAGAATCTAAAAATAATACTGTTGAAATAGAAAGAGGAATTAATCCAGGTATTTTTAATGTCAAAATAAATGGTTCTGAATATGATGTTGCAGGTAAAGTAAATCTTCAGGATTTTTTAGAAACCGAAATTTATGAAATCCCATATCACGTATTTAAGAATGTAATTATTTTATCTGTGAATGATTTTAAGTCATTCATAACAATGTCTCCGTATGATAAGAAAAGAATCATTGATAAGATATTTGGTTTTTCTATTATTAATGAAATGGCTGAAGCTGTTAAAGAAAAGAGGAGATCAATTATTGAGGAAATCAGAACATATGAAGATGAAATTCGTACCCTTAATGAATCTATAGAATCGGTTATTGAAAAAATTCAACAATTTGAAAAGGTAAGTAAATCTAAAGATGCTGAAAAGATTAAATTGCTTAAAGAGAAATTAGTAGAATTAAATGTAAATAGAAAAAAACTAAAAGACTTAACAGCAGCGACAAAAATAAACCTTGAAAAATTAGATGAGAACTCTAGAAAAAAGAATAATCAAAAATCTTCCTTAAATAATAAAATCAATACAGTTAAGAAGGAGCTTAAGCTTTATGAAAATAATGCATGCCCTACATGTACAGCTCCTCTTAACTCTGATTTTCATTTAGATATTAAAAAAGAAAAGGAAGAAAAATTAGATTCTTTATTTACTGAATGGAATCAAATAAAAGCAGATGCTGAAAAGGCTGAAGCTGATTTGGTTGACTTAAGACAAAAAGGAAGAAAGATTCATGTTAAGGTTGGTCAATTAGAAACTCAAATGGAAGCCATTAAAGATAAGTTAATTGAAATGGCAGATAAAGATGAATCAGAATCATCCACACACCTTAAGCAATTAGTAAAAGACTTTAAAGTTCGTAAAGATGATAAAACTACCGGTAAGCTTAAAAGTGAAGGTGAGGATTATTATTTAACTATCTTAGAAAACATAATGGGAGAAAATGGTATTAAGAATTTAGCAGTAAGATCTATACTCCCTTCTTTTAATAATCATATTCTTTTGATGGGAAGAGAAATGGGTATACCTTTTGGTATTAGATTTAATGAAAAGTTTTATTGCTCTCTCCATCATCTAGGAACTGAAATAAGCCCAAAGACATTGAGTACAGGTGAAAAGAAGAAAGTAGATTTTGTAATTATTATGGCATTAATGAAAATGATTAAAGTTAGGTTCCCATCTCTAAATATTTTATTTTTAGATGAAATCTTCTCTTCTATTGACTCTGATGGTGTCCACCATATAATTAATATACTTCATAATACTATTCAAGATATAGGCCTTAATACCTTTGTTATCAACCATACAGTTTTACCGAGCGAATATTTTGATAAAAAGATTGAAATTACCAAGGATGCAGGCTTTAGTGAATTTAACATTGAATCTATTGGATAAATAGTATATAAACAAAGACCAATGAATGTCAGCATATAATCAAGAATTTAATAAAGATAACACTATTCTCAGATACCTAGTAGTAGGTATGCTTGCCGAATTAAGTAAAAAGGTTTATTATTATAACCAAGTAGATGAAGATACTTTAAAAAAGATTGAAGTACCTTTTTTCTATTCAATATCCGGTAATGAAAGGTTTCTTTTAGATAATTTTATGTTTGATGCCGAAAAGGAAGGCAAGGCAATAGGTGATTATGAAGTAGTACCTAGGGGTATTATTCAAATGAATTCAATGTCTATTAATTCAGATGAGCAAACAAACAAATTTACAAGAGCTGAGTTTGTTAGAGAATGGGATGGTGTATTAAAGACATTTTCTTTAATGACAAATTTTTTACCTGTTACTGTAGGTTTCGGTGTAACTATTATATGTTCAAATAATTTGGAAATGTTAAAGGTAACTGAAGCTATAATGAGCAAGCTTTACAAAGGTACATTATTTAACGTTGATTTAGGAATGTTTAGAGTTAATGCATCTATGTCAGTACCAGAAGATTTTTCACAAGATAGATTATTTGAATGGGGATTAAATGACAAGAAAGAATTTCAGGTTACCTTTGATATGGAATTAAGATCATTTATGCCAGTGTTTGAAAGCGGTATTCTTTTACCAGAAATAGACTATATAACACAAGAAGCTATTAGGCTTAATCCTGATGCTGTTGGTGTAGGTCAATTAAGATGTGATGATAATGGCAATATGGGAATTTATTTTGGTGGAGTATTCCAAACCTTTAAATTCACGGATACTGATTTAAAAGTTGCTCCGTTTGAAAGCCTATTAAGTAATCAAGGATATAACACTATAACAAATAAGGAAGTAGGCGGTCCTTATGATGAAAGGGAGATAGATTCTTCTCCATCACCTACAGAAACAGATGCTAGTAAGGTTTATAGAAATGCTAACGGTGACGAAGGATAATTAACTCTAAGATCTTAGAATATATAAAACAAATCAAATTCTATAATATGGAAAAAGTTATTAAAGAAGGTCAAACTCAAGTTTACGTTGATGGTTCAATTGAGAAACAAGCTGGCGTAAATACTGATGCACCTTACCTTAATGCACCTAACCAACAATTAATTGATATTGTTGGTGTTTTATTTAACCAGAGTGGTAAAACAAAACTAGATGGTAAAAATGGTAAGGTTATTGAAAGTGGTCCAATGACAGACTCACAAGTACTTGCAATTCTTGTAGGTATGGGTATACCTCAACAATTAGGAATGAGTGCAATTAATGCCTTCAAAGGAAATCAAATTACAGAAAATAATAATAAACAAAAAAATCATAACAAAATGAAATTTACAATTGCTGAACTGCACGAAAATGTTATGAAGAGCATTGAGGCTTTAAAGGAAATGAACTCGGATAATTCGAGAACTTCTTATACTGCTAAGAATGCCCTTAACATTTTAGAAGAATCTCTGAAGGCATTTCCTATGAGATTTAAAAACGAAGAAACTGAAGTAATCAGTGAAGAGATAGAAAACAGTGTTAATCCTATGCTTAAGTTTAGCATTGCAAAAGATCTTCATAGAAATTTAGGATCTTCACAATGGTTAAATCCAGTTAATGAGTTAAGATCTTATATTGAAGGTGCTTATACTGATTCTAAATGGTCTTTCAGAATATCTGAGGCTATTGAAAGAACAAAAACACAAAGAGGAAAATTATATGAAGGATTAGTAACTGATTTAGAAGGTTTACTTTCAGAATCTTCTGATTCTATTAAATCTAAATTTTCTGCAATTGCTGCAAAAAACCCTTGGTCATTAGATTGTAAGTCAATCATTAATGAAATGAAAGCTGAAGATAATAAAGCTACTGCAAATGGAGGAGGAATAATTTCTACAATCCTTTCACCAGTTTTAGAATCTGAAAATGGTTTAACATTCCACTTACATGGAAAGAATTATAACTTTGATGGAAAATCAATTACTGAAGCTGAAGTTAAAGATCCAAGATTCTTCGATGTATTAGAAGGTTTAGGAATGTTTAAAAATATTAATGGTACTTTAATAACTTTCGGTGAAGGTAATAATAAAACATTAGAATACAATTTATCTGAAGGTACTTTAAAATTAGGAGAAACTGATTTAAGTAATGCAAGTATTATCGAACTAAAAGAATCTTTAATGGCTCTTAACTTCTTTGGTTATAGAAATCAATGGAAAATTGATAATGTATGTAAGTTCTTTGAATCTGTTGATCTTCTTGCTGAAATGGATAATTTTACAAATATTACTTCAAATGAATTTACTAATTTGTTTTTAACTATGATTGCTGTTCAAGAAGGTATCTATGTTAATAAGGTAAATTCTGCAATGCACTTAAATGAAATGATATTAGTAGAATCTGCAACAGAAACTGTTAAATTAGTAAAAGAATTTATTAATTATGATGCTAGCCCAATTCTTTCTGAGCGATTAATTGCTGAAAATAATGAAGTTGCTAAAATAGAAAAAGAAAGATCTGATATTTCTGACAAGATATCTTTCTTGGAAGAAAAGAAGACTAAAGTTAAAGAAGCTATTGATAAGCTTGGTGAAACTGAAGAACTTACTGAAGCTATGAATTTATTAGAAGAAGAAATTTCTAAGTTTGAAAAATCTTTACAAGAAACTTATGACAGAGTTGTTTTAGGTGGAAATAAAGGCGATAAATCTAAAACTCATGACGGTGAAGATTATGAAGAAGAAGATGAGGATAAGAAAGATGAATCGGTTGATGAAGATAGAGCTGAAGATATTGAAGATGAACTTAAAAAGAAAGGTGAACCTAAAAAATTAAATGTAAAATCTTTAACAGAAAAAAAAAGTCGTAACGATTATTTAAATGACGGTTTCGTTGAAGCTGAAATTAATAAGAACGGAAATGGTCTTAGAAAAGGTCAAGAAGTTATGGTAAGTGCTGAAGACTATACTTCATTAGGTGATAATGATTCATTAGAATGTATTGATCCTAAATCTGGAAAAACTACAATTTGTCCTAAAGGTCAACTTAACGTTAAGATATAATTTTATACACACCCCAACTAAAAGGCCGGTAGTCAATAATAAACTATCGGCTTTTTTTGTATATAATAATAAATAAAACCTTTATGGAATGGCAAGAAAAAGAAATTACTTAAATAATAGAGATCTCCTTGAACAGATTATTATATCTAAAGAACAGGGAGAACTAACACCAAAGGCATTAGAGTTCCTAATGTTATTAGCAGATAAATGTTCTAGAAAATTATCATATGCAAACCCTGATGATAGACAAGATTGTATAGCTTATGCTTATATGGATCTTTATAGATATTGGAGAAATTTTAATCCAGAGAAAAGTACTAATGCATTTGCTTATTTTACTGAAATAGCTAAAAGAGGATTTGCAAAAGGGTGGAATAAATTACATCCAAAGAAATATGCTGGTACTGTATCAATTAATGGTAGTGCGGATAGTGACGGCATTTACACTATTTAAAGTTAATGAGTATAAAGAAAGTAAAACCAACTGCAAAATCAGGATTTAAGCAAGGTTATTATAAACCACATAATCCTAAAAAGTATATGGGACCAGGTCCTATTATATACAGAAGCAGTTGGGAAAGAAAGTTTTGTCATTGGTGTGATCATAATGAAGAGGTAATAAATTGGATATCTGAGCCATTCTCAATAAAGTATTTTAATATGCTAGATAAAAAGTTTCATAATTATTACCCAGACTTTTATGTTAAGATGAATAAGGAAGGTATTATTGAAGAGTATGTAGTAGAAATAAAACCTAAGGCACAATTACAAAAACCTAAACCACCAAAGAGAAAAACAGCAAAGGCATTAAAAAACTTTCAGTATGGTTATGAAACATATGTTAGAAACCTTTGTAAAACTGAAGCATTAAATAAAGCTGCAAAACAGAGAAACTTTAAAGTAATGCTTTTAACCGAAGATTCAAAATTATTCTAATGGCAATAGAAGGATCATTTCAAAAAGACTTAAATGTTTACCTTACTGAAAATAAAGGTAGAGGTGGGGCATCTAAAGCATCTGATAAAGATTTAAATAAAATAGGAAGTAGTGGGAAAGGAACATTAGAAAATGGTAAAATGTATTCTTTTCAATATTTTACACCTGATGAAACTTTTTATGATACTTATCCTATTGTTTTAGGTTTAGGTAAAAGTATAGATAATCACCAATTAGGTTTAAATTTACATTACATTCCTTATGAAGCTAGAATTCCATTTCTTAATGATGTAGTTAAATCATTTCAGGGTACTATACAATCTGCAATAAAGAAGGCTCCAGGTAAACCTAAATCACAAACCGTACTAAGTCAATTTACATATGAAAACTTAAAGTCTTCATTAGGTAGAAAGTATAATATAACCTATGCTATTAGACAGTATAGAATGGATAGAATTAAAAAACCAAGAATGTTAGGATATGAAGATTGGTATATAGGTGCCGTTAACAATCAAAACCATTTCTTTGGAGGAAATATAAATGAGGCACAAGCATTATATTACAAGAATATATAAACAATAAAAGATAAAACAATATGGCAGGTTTTACTGATAGAAGAGGACCCTTAAGTACTGGTAACCCAGTTAGAAAAATTTTAAAAGATCTTTCTAATTTAGGCATGGCATACGATGATATGATCATTCGTAATTCACGTGCAGTAGGTTTTACTGAAAACCAAATGGGTTATACGTTTAATCCTATGGGCTCAGATGCTGATGATATGTATGGAGCATTTGCGGCACTTTCATTAACTGATACTACACTTAAGAAAAACATTTCTATTTTTGATAAAGATTATGAAAGAAAGAGAGATGAGCTTAGACAATATGCAGTACAAGATGAAATAGAAGATATCTTAGATGTAATTACAGATGAGGCAATTGTATTTGATGAATCTAATTATATGGCATACTCTCATTTTAATGGTCATATTGCTGCTTCTATAGAAGATGAAATAGGTGATGTATACAATAATATCTATAATTACTTTGGTTTTAATGATTCAGTACAGCCTTGGAATTATTTTAGGAAATGGTTAGTTGATGGATTCCTTGCCTTTGAAATAGTTTATAATGATAAACAAACGGAGATTATAGGATTTAAAGAATTGGATCCTATTTCCTTAATGCCTGGTATTGATACTGACACTGGAAAGAAACAATGGGTACAATATAAAGGTCAAGGTGCAAAGGAAAGAAAACTTTGGGATTCTCAAATTATTTACCTTTCATACTCCCAGGTAAATTCACCAATGAGAATATCTTATGTTGAGAGATTAATAAGATCGTTTAATCTTTTAAGAATTATGGAAACAACTAGAATTATTTGGGCTGTTTCTAATGCTTCATTTAAAACTCAGTTTATTATACCAGTTGGTGGTAAATCTAAAACTAGAGCAAAGCAATCACTTGCACAGTTAATGAATTCATATAGAGAGGTGGTTGATTTTAATCAAGAGAGTGGTGAAATTGTAACTAACGGAAAACCAATGATGCCATTCAATAAAGAATATTGGTTACCTTCAAAGGATGGGGAATCACCAGAGATTAGTACAATTGGAGGTGATGGTCCTGATTTAGGAGATACTGAATCTCTTAAGTATTTTGCTGATAGATTAAAAATGGCTTCAAAAATTCCTTTCTCAAGATTTGATAAAGAAGGTGGTAATACATATGATATGGATGCCAGTGGTATGTTAAGAGATGAAATTAAATTTTCTAAATTTGTAGATCGCTTAAGATCCATATTTCAGGAAATACTAGTAAAACCAATGTATCTTCAAATGTGTCTTAATCATCCTGAATTAAAAAATGATGTATCATTTAAATCTGGTTTAGGACTTGATTTTGTAAAAGATAATGTTTTTGAGGAGATGAAAGAAATGGAGTTACAAACAAAAAGAGTTGATTTTATTGGTAACCTAAAAACTCAATTAAGTACTATGACAGCAGAAATGGAGGAAATTCCATACTTCGATTTAGGATTCTTGGTTAAGAGATATGGTGGGTTTACGAGAGATGACCTTAAGGCAAATGCAAGAGCCAAAGAAAGAGCTGATTTAGAGAAAGAGAATTACTCTGAGGAAGATATTGAAAAGATCCTTTTAGGTGCAGATAAGGCCGATTTTAAACCGGAGAAGAAAGAAGGAGCTGCTGATGAAGATCCATTGGCAGGACTTGGATAAAAACTCCACAAAGATTGTAATATATAAATCAAATAACTAGAGAAAATGTCAGGAAAAAAATTATTGATTCTTGAAAGAGCAAAATCAAATTTAGATATAACTACAGCCGATGACGGTTCAGTTGTATTAGAAGGTGTCTTTACTGAATTTGGTGTTCGTAACAAGAATAACAGAATATATGAGGAAAAGGAAGTAATGCCTCATATTAATGAATTACAAGAAAAAGTTAAAACCAATAAGCTTTTAGGTGAATTAGACCACCCTAAAGATTTTGATGTTAGTTTGGCTAACGTCTCTCACGTTGTTGAATCTTTAGATTATGATAAAGATAAAAAACAAGTTATTGGTAAAATCAGATTATTAAATACATCTAAAGGTAAGGAGGCACAAGCCCTTATTAAAGATGGCATCCCTTTACATATTTCAAGTAGAGCTGCTGGTACAGTAGATGAAAGTGGAAAGGTTAAAATTAAAAAGTTTTTTACTTATGACTTAGTAGCAGATCCTGGCTTTGAGAATGCTGAGTTATCAAGAGTAAATGAATCTTTTGGTTTTAGTAATGATGATGGTATTTTAATTTATGAAATGGAAGAAACTGAAAATAACACCGATAATAAAAAAGATCTAACAATGGAAAATAATAATTTTGTAACTGTTGAAGATTTTCAAAAGTACACGGAATATGTATCTGGAGTTCTAAGTAACGTTAAAGAATCAACCAACTCTAATAATGATGAGGTGATGGAAAAACTTATTAAGTATTCTGAACATATTGCGGAGAAAGTAAATCAGGTTACTGATTATGCTGAATACTTATCTGAGAATCTTGATAAGAACATTTCATACTCTGACTATTTGGCAGAGAATGTAAATTCAATTAAAGACTATGCGTCTTACTTAGCTGAAGAACTTGATGGAAGTATTCAATATGCTGAACATGTAGCTGAAATGGCTGACAAAGGAATTCAATATTCTAACTATGTTGCTGAAAACTTAGAAAAAAGTATTGATTATTCTGAATATGTTGCTGAAAAGGTTGATCAAAATATTGCTTATTCTGAATATCTTGGAGAAGGATTAGAAAAGAGTATTAAATATTCTGAGTATATTGCTGAAAATGTAAACACTCCTAATGCTGAATCAATTAATGAAGGTACAGTTAATGAATATGGTAAAATGGAAGGTGCTATGCCAACAATGGAAGAAGTACAGAAATGTGCTAATGAAGGCATGACATACGAACAAGTTTGCGAAAAGTATCCAGATGCAGATAAAGGAAAATTAAAAGAAATGTACGAATCGTGTGGTAAAGCTCATGAATCAGAAAACTATAAAGATTCAATTGAAGAAAAATTAAATAAACTTATTTCAGCTGCTGAAACTAAAAATTTATCTGAAATGCACTTTATGAATTTCTTAGGTGAATCTAAAAAGAATGAATTTAATTCTTTATCTGAAGAGAAGCAAGCTATGATTGTAGAATCTATGAATGCTAAACCTATTATGTCAACTATACAGGCTGAAAATATTTGGGAATCTAATTTTGTTGAAAAGAAAAGAGAATTAGATGTTGTTACTGATATGCCAGAAAAGTTTAAAGAAAAATGGAATAACCTTTCTGAGGCAAGACAACAACAAATTATTTCGGAATCTAGGTTCCACCCTGTAGGTAATCAATATGGAATTAATAATTTCTGGGCAACACGAGACTTAAGAAGTTCTCAAATGGTTACAGAAACAATTAATGAAAGTAAAACTGCTGCCGAGTCTGCAAACACTAAAGAGCCATTAGTAAATGAATCTTTTAGAAATGACTTAGTAGAAAAAATGAAATTCAGATTAAATAGATAATTGTTTAATCTAAAAGATATTAATCGAATGGTCAAGAAGAAAAGGACCGAGGCGATTAAAAAACCGGAATTGAAAAATTCCAAAATGCGAAAAAAATACAAAATAAAATGTACGCAAATCAATTAATCAACGAGGCTGAGGTTCAAAAGACCTGGGGCCCTATCATTGAGGAGGCTACTGGTATTACTGAAAAGTCTAAGTTATCTTGGATGTCTAAGTACTGTCACTACCATAACCTTAATGAGAGTGTATATAATACTGTACACTTAAATCCTAATATGAATGTTCAAGGTATGAATGCGCCGGCTTTTCCAGCTGACCCAACTACCATGAATGCATTCCAAGGACAAAATACTGGATCTGGTGATAGACCATTTTCTTTGCTTCCACTTGCTATGCAGGTTGCTGCTCAGACTGTAGGTTTAGACTTAGTTCCTGTAGTACCAATGCAAGGCCCAATGGGAGTTCTTACTTACCTAGACTTTGTATATGGTGGAGGTAGAGTAACAGATGCTGGTGGTAAAGTTACCGATTCTGCTCCTCTATTAATTAAAGTAGATACTAACTTGGCATCAGGTCAAGCGTTTGTTGTAGATACTAAATACTATGTTGGTACTGGTACTAATGCTGCATATGAATTAACATATGTTGGTAAGTCTAGAATCGACGGTTTCCCAATCTTCCGTGTAAGAGGTAGAGCTACAGATGGTACTGGAGCTTTTGCTCAAGGTGAAGAAGGTTATGAAGCAATTTACGAAGCTATCGTAGGTGGTTCTGCTCCAACAGATTTATATTCTGATGATCCAGTAGCTACATCAATCGGTACTTTTGCTGAAGGACCTGAGTATGTTAAAGCTTTAGAAGATCATATTACTGGTTTCTCTGGTAATGCGTTTGAAGCTAACAACCCTGCTCCTACTCCTTTAGTTGAGTCAATTGCTGGTGTTGATCCTTACCAAAGAGGTGAAGGTGAAGCTACTCCAGATAACATTATGGGATTAAGCTTATTCAACAAGTCTGTTGCTGCTAAAACTTACCAAGTTGCTGCTGCCGTGACTAGAGAACAAGTTCAAGACCTTAAGCAATTTGGAATTGATGCTGTTGCTCAAGTAGAAGCTGTATTAGTAAATGAGTTAACTCAATCTATTAACAAATACATCTTGGATAGAATCTTCAGAAATGGAGCTCAAAATGCAAGTAATGTAAATTCTGTTGACGGATTAAACTTATCTGCTTCATTTGTATCTACTGCCCCTGCAACTACTGCTATTTCATTAGGTGCTGGTAATGCTAGTAACACGAACATTAGTTTAACAACTGCTGATACTTTAGTTGGTGCAGGTGGTGAAACTCAAGGTTCATTACAGAGAAGACTGTATACTAAAATTCTTGCTGCATCTAACTTGATCGCAACAAGAGGAAGAAGAGGTCCTGCTACTTTCGCAGTATGTTCTGGAGAAATTGCTACGGCACTTCAGGATATCGCAGGTTTCGTACCTTACCCACTATCAAATACAATCAACCAAGCTGGTGGATCTTTATATCCAATCGGTGCTTTGGCTGGTGTAACTATTTATGTTGATCCAAACATGGCTTGGACTGACTACAGAGTTGCAGTAGGTAGAAAAGGTGATGGTAACTCTCCTGGTTTAGTATTCATGCCTTACTTAATGGCTGAATCTGTTGAAACAATCGCAGAAGGAACTATGGCTCCTAAAATCGCGGTTAAATCTAGATTCGCTTTAGTAGACGCTGGATTCCACCCAGAAACTATGTACTACACATTAGGATTCAACTTTGGTACTGGTGTATCAATTATCTAATCCTATTTAGGTATATGACTTTAAGAAAGGTTCGCCGAAAGGCGGACCTTTTTTGTTTTAAAACTCTAATATATAATAAAATTAAAACTAACTATGAAAAGAGTAAAATCATACAATGAGTTTATTACAGAGAAAAGTAATGTAGATGAAGGTATTACCGATATTAAAGGTATTATGAGTAATCCTATTAAGTATAAGAAGATTAAAAATAATGCTAAGAAGTATCAACAAACTAAAGTTCAAATAGCTTTAAATAATGTTGATCATGCTAAAAAGAAAGAAAAGTCTGCAGGTAAAATAGACCCTAAGCAAAAGGAGGTTTTAGATGCTGCAAACAAAGCTAAGAATCAAGCGTTAAAAGATAAAGCATCTGCAGTTAGTCAAAGAATGAAAGATCTAGCTACAACCGATCCACTTAAACAAGTAGTAACTATTGCAACTACAAAATCAAACCTAGCAGCAGCAGAAACTGCGCTGAAGGCGGCAGATGGTGAAGAATCAAAACAACTTAAGATTAGAATTAAAAAATTAGCAGGTAAAGCATCAGATGCTCAACAAGCATTAAAGGATTATGAATCTGAAGGAGATGATAAAAAGGAAGTTAAATTACCAGGAGAAGATGAAGCTGCTGCTAAAGCTGAAAAAGAAAAGTTAGATAAAGAAAAAGCCGAAAAGGAAAAGAAAGCTGTTGAGACTGAGATTGAAAAGGCTAAAGCTGCATATGATAAAGTAAAAGATGGTGAAGATGAAAAGGCCAAACTACAAGCAGAAATTAAATTTAAACAAGCTCAACAGAAAAAAGCTAAGTTAGATGGTAATGATGAATTGTTTCAGGGGTTAGGTGATGACATCGGAGAAATAATGAAAAAGATAAATGCACTTGATCCAGACGGTAATACTGAAACTGAAACAGAGACCGAAACTGAAACTGAAACAGGTAAAGATGATCCAGGTGCAAAATTAGAAGCTGATATTAAAGCCTTTAATGATAACATAGAAGCTGAAAGAACTACAATGAATAAAGCTACTAAAGATTTAGAACAAGCTAAACGAGATCTAAAAACTGGTAGAGGTTCTGAAGAACAGGTTCAAAAATTACAAAAGGCAATTGAAGATAGTAAAGAAGATATTGCTGAACTTAAGAAAAAGGAAGCTGATGCTAAAAAGAAATTGGCTGCACTATCTAAACCTACAGGAGAATCATTTCAACCACTTGAAGAATCTGTTTCTGAAAAGTTTAGAAGGTTAATGAATAATGTATAAAGTTCGTAAGATAAACTTTGGATGGTATAAAAGGAGGCATGGAATTCTATTAGAGAATCTGCCTCCTTTGAAGCAAAAACTTTTATTAGAAAATAATCATATGAAATGGTTAGATTCTGATACACAAGCATTTGAGGTTATCTTTAAGGTTGAGGATATGAATGAACATGAAAAAAATCCTAATCGTATACTTTGGAATCCTTTTAGAGAAACTTTTACAAATGTTAAAGAATTAGAAAAAGACTCGGATATTATAGATTGGAATTGTGCAGTATGTAAAGTTGAAATAAAATCAAGAATGGATTCCAAAAAAATTGAAAACTTTGTTTGTAAAAAATGTTCAGAGGCTCATAACTCCCGGAATAAAAGGGTTGATCAAAGAATAATAGATTCATCTGTTAGATTTTTAAAACACTGTAAATCGTTATTGAAAGGTGAACAGAGGGAGTTTATGACTTATGTACGCCGATCATCTAAAGGATAATGATTCTTCAACTGTTATTTTTTTAAATGTATTTAATTTACTTTTAGGGCATGCATTAAATATTTGTATTCCTTTACCTTTAATATCTGCAGCTATTGCTTCAAATGCTGGCATAAATTGATTTTTATAAATATTCTCTCCAGTAGAATTTACAGGATATCCATTATGAAAATGACTATCTTTTCCATTATTGCCTAAATCATATCCTAATAATATAATTCTCTTAGCACCTAAATGAATTGCTAAATTTATAGCTGCACCTCCGCTGTTATTATTATGGGCCAACGAATCTGATGACCAATCTATCCCTATTTTTTTACCTCTCTTTAATGTAGTTATATTATTTTTACTATTAGGTCTTAGAGTATATTTTAAACCTTTAAATAAATCTATATCTTTTTTTAACCAAGTATATACTCTACCATCAGTCCAATATAGTACATCAGCATTAGGATAAAATTCTACTGCTTTATTAATTGCTATAGTCTTTTTCCCTTTAAGCTTATTCCACTCAAACCCTCTTAATGACGGCCCACCTCCTATAAGATATACAGTTTCACCTTTCCATATAGGATTCACTTTACCATAATTATGGTGTTTTGTATGTTCTATTGTTTTAGATGATTTGTTGATTTTTACTGGATTATTAACCCTTTTAACAGAAACTGTTTTGTGGGTTCTTCCTACCTTCTGTATTCTACTTTTAGTTGTTTCAGTTGGTACAGTTATTTTACTAATCTTTCTTATTACCCTACTTCTTCTCATCTATAGATTTTTTTTATTTATTTCGTTGAAACCATCTCCTATTTTTACATATAAAAATAAATCTAACTCAATATATGAAGAATATTCAAAATGTACTTCTAACTGAAAAGTACAGACCACAATCATTAAATGATTTAATAACACCTAAAAGAGTAGGTGAGAAATTAAATAAAGGAGTTTATCAACATTTGTTATTGCACGGTAGTCCAGGAACTGGAAAGACGTCAGCAGCAAAGGCATTGGTAAAACATTTTAAGCACCCTTATTTATACATTAATGCTTCAACTGATACTTCAGTTGATATTGTAAGAAATAGAATTACTGACTTTTGTGCTAATCGTTCAATAATGGATGAACCAGGAAAAATGAAAGTTATTATTCTTGATGAGATTGATGGTGTATCTGATCAATTCTTTAAAGCATTAAGAGCTACTATGGATCAGTTTGCTATAAACGCAAGATTTATTGCAACATGTAATTATATTAATAAAGTACCAGATCCAATTCAATCAAGATTTGAAATGATTGATTTTGATTTTTCCAAAGAAGAAGAAACCGAAATAATGAAAAGTTACATTATGAGGATTCTACAGATATGTAAAGAAGAAGGTATTGGTATTGATAAACACGCAGCAGTAGAATTAGTAAAAAGAAAATTTCCTGATTTAAGAAATATGTTAAATCAGTTACAAGGATTTAAATCCCAAGGTGTTGAAACTATAACAGTTGAAAACATTAAACAATTCAGTTCGGTTTATAAAGATATTTATGATCTTGTCATTGATGGAGAAGATCCTGTAAAGAATTATCAATATATGTTATCAAATTATGCAAATAGAACTGATGATGTTTTATCTTCACTAGGTGCAGAATTTATAGATTTTATAAAACAAGATAGGCAATCATATATCCAATTTATTCCACAAATAATTGTAACGGTTGCAAAATATCAATCACAAAGGCAACAGGTAATTGATCCTGCAGTATCAATGCTTGCTTGTATTTATGAACTGCAAACAATAGTCAACGGAGCATGAGCGAAGAATTCTTAAAAAAATTAATTAAGGCATTTCCTAATTACATGGAATTAGGTGCAGCAGTCCACGAATATAACAGACTTCTTAATGAAGGATGGGATGGAAAACAAATAGAAGAATATATCATAGAAAAAACTTTCAGAGTTCTTTAATCTTTGTTATATTTAATTTAAATAACACATAATATGAAGAAAACAGGCAGACATACATTCGTTATAGATGGCAACTATTTTCTGTTTAGAACCTTATATGTAATTCCTAGTAGATCTAAAAAGAAAGGCCTATTAGGTACAGAAGAAGATGTTCAGGCATTCGTTAAAAAATTGGCAACTGATTTTGCATATCAGATCCGATTATTTGAAGGCCTTATTGATAAGGTTGTTTGGACAGTAGATTCAAGATCATGGAGAAAAGACTTCTACCCAGAAGCCGATTATAAAGGTAATCGTAAACAAGACAGTAATATTAATTGGGATAATTTCTCAAAGGCTACATCTGATTTTATTTCTATCTTATCTAAGCAAGGTGTCATTATTTCAAAAATTGATGGTGCAGAAGGTGATGACCTTATGTATGCATGGAATACTGAATCTCTTGCCAATGACAAATCAGTAATTATGTTTACTGGTGATAGAGACTTAGTTCAATTAGTAGATAAGAGTAAAAATAATAGTACTCATACTATCTTATTTTCACCGGCTCATAAAAAATTATATACATACCAAGGTTTTTCTGAATGGATGGATTCTCAAACCGAAGAAGAATCATCTGATAATATATTTGATGTACTTAAAACATCCGTTTCTCCAGAGAATCAGGCTAAAAAATTACTTAAGGCATTAGTCGCAAAGAAAAAGGTTTCAATTATAGAAGTTGATCCTGAAGACTTCCGTTTCCGTAAAGTTCTTACTGGTGATGCTGGTGATAATGTGCCACCTGCATATTACTATACTTCCAAAAAGCGTAGGTACGGTATCAGCGAGAAAAAGGCAACTGCTATTATTGCAGAGTTCAAAGAAAAACATGGTCACTTATCTCATATGTATCTTTATAATGATGAATACATTACTGATTTGGCAAATATGACTGTAAGAGTTATGAATGCAAAACATATGAGCAGAGAACAGATTATTTCTAATCTTAAATCTAATGTTAATCTGATGGTTCTTGCTGCTGAATCTATACCAGAAGGTATCCTAGACGAAATGTTTAAATCTGTAGAATCTAAAATGAATCTTAAAGGTTTACAACTAAAAGAGATCTCTACTATGAAATCAATTTTAGAAGGAACTGAATATGCAAAAGAAACTGATAGTTCTTTTAAATCATCATTTTTTAAAGATGATGAATCTGATGATTCTAATGATATGTCATTTATTAAAGGCTCTAAAAAACAAGATAAGATTTTTTAAACAATCTATCCACTTCTTCATATAAATATAAAATAACTCAATGAAATTATTTGATTATATAAAAGTTCTTTTCGGTAAGGATGAACACTGGGATAAGGTTACTAATTATGATAAATCTAAAAATTCATTTATGACAAATAGATTTATGAGTATTAAATTTCCTATACAGGCAAATCTTTTTAATTCTCTTAAAATAGATCCTGTTGGCCAAGCAGAAGCATGGCGTTTAGTTTCATCTAAATTTAATAGAGTACCAGGTTTTATTTACACTAAAGTAAAAAAATCTGCAAAGCAAAAGGCTAAGGAGTGGAACCCAAACCCAAAGGCTTTAGAACTTTATATGAAATTTAATGAAATAGGAGAAAGAGAATATAAAGAAGCTCTAAAACATAACCCATCACTAGTTCAATCCTCGATAGATATACTAGAAAAACAAATGGGTAATGATGTTAATTGATAATGCTTTTGAATTAGGAATACCTAATCATATTTCTTTTACTTTATTTAAGTACGACTATTTTGATAGTATCATTATAAGTAGGGTAAAGAAGGAATGTAAAAATGTTTCTCAGATAGAAGGGGAATATGTAGTTAAAAAAGATTCTTTTATGAATGCTATTAAAACTAGTAAAAGAATCAGAAGTGAAATACAAAAAGCAGAATCTTTAGGCTATATGCCTAACCCTTCAGTTAAACCTAATTCTGTTTATTTTTTATGTTCTATTTTTAACAGATTACCTAATTTAGAATTTCTAAGTATAAAAGTAAATGATGATAAGAAATATAGTAGGCTTATAAAAAATGAATCCGGTTTACCTATTCTTAGTTTTCATTTTAATATTTTAGAAGGCATTTTTGATTTAACAAAATTATTAGAAAGAAAAGAATTAGATCTATTTAATAAAACTTTAATTGATTTTAATATTTTAGAAAATAAGTATTTAAACCGAAAGCCTTATTTTTATATGAAGGCTACCGCAATTTTAGATATTTTAGCATCAATGGAAATTGAAGGAAAATTAAATTCTTTTAAGATAGTAGATTACATTGATCCTAAATTAGAAGAAGACGATCCAATACTTATTGTAAAAACTGACTATACACCTTATTGATGGAATATATAAACAAATAATGTTTGTATATGAAAAAGATAATTAATTGGGTCACTGGTCTTTTAAGAGACGAAAAGGGTACACCTTCATCAAAAAGATTTATTGGAATAGTTGCAGGTCTTTCTTTATGCGCAGCTTTATTTATTAATCTTTATACCGAGCACCCAGTAGAATCATCTATAGTTAATGCAGTTGCTGCAATTTGTATTGGTGGTTTAGGATTGGCATCAGCTGATAAAATATGGGCAAAGAAAATTGGTGGAGAGAAGGATCAACAAATAAATTCATAATTAATGGCAGTTAACGGAAGAACAACCGATGCTAACGGGGATGCTATTTTAATAAGTCTACAATCACCTTATGAAAATGTGGTAGAAGTATTAGGATATACAGATGTTACTAAAGGTGAAAATACAGGTACCTATTATAATAAACAATTTAGATGGGGAACTGATGGTGTGACATATTCGGATTATATAGCACTTTCTAATGTGAATCTAGAAGCTTTATTATTAAACCCAAATAAACCATTTTGGGTTCAATATAGATATGAACAAGTAGGTGATGGTACACTAGAATTTGAATCCATCGCTTTAGAGTTAGTAACAGATGGTGGTGTTATATGTAGAGTACCGCAGGTTGAGTGTGGTTCTGAAGGTTGTGTAGGTACTCCTAACTTAGTTGTTGATTGCTGTGTTCAAGGGTGGAATCCATACGATTTATCTAGAGCATCATCGATGTATAATCAATTATCTGCTGTTACTTCTAACTTATTTGGTTTTTGTGTAGATTATTTTAAAACAAAAGCAGACCAAAGAAGCCGTGATGTTATACTTAAA